GGACTGCTCGCTTAAGCGAGGATGCTGTCTTAGACAGCATTCAGGTATAATTGCTTAGCAATCATCCTGAAGGACGTCCTCCAAACATATGGAGGATTGATACCTTGCGTGACCTTAAGACTCGTTCCGTGGAACTCGCGTACACTCTTTCGACCGAAACTCGGCCGTCAGATGTCACCGATCCTAACATGCAACTTTCAAACTCTTCCTATCCAGGAAGTATGGAAGTTTCTCGATCTGCCAGGGGAAACCTTGTGCAGGGAGATCATGTTACTCCGAAAGCTTACAGAGCTTATCGGTGGAAGGCGACACCCCAACCCTTTCAATTGAGGGGAGGGTGGTTTGAATTTTTGGCTTTGCAACCAAATCAACAAACCGCGTACGCACGGAGAAAGTATGAAGGTAAGGCTGCTCTCGGTGTGAAAGCACTTGGACACGCTAACCTTTCGTCGAACGGATACTATCCTCTCGTCGATGCTGGCCTAATCACTTTGGCCAGGAATTCGATTTTGAGTCAACTCTCTAAAGGGGATCTCCAACTTGGAGAAACCTTAGGAGAGGTCCGCCAGACGGGTAACATGCTTGCTGTGCGTCTTGCACAGCTACTCAGAGCGTTTCGTGCCTTACGGCAACGGAATTACTCTGAAGCTGCTACCATTCTTGGAGTCGGAAAGCCTCCTTCATCGAAAAGCCTTGCTAACGCATGGCTCGAGATGATGTATGGCTGGAAGCCGTTGATGACTGACATCTACAACGGTGCCCACGCTATACAGGAGTTGTTGAATATGCCTACTGCTATGCAGTATGCGTATTCTAGTCCTACAAAACAGGACAAACCGACAACTACATGGAGATACAAACTAGAGGGTTCGTTCCTCACTGGCGTAGAGATGAAAGTCTACTACGGCATTGATGATCCGTGGAAACACGGCATGCAACAGCTCGGGATATCAAATCCTTTGCATATAGCATGGAATTTACTTCCTCTATCGTTTGTGGTCGACTGGTTCGTTTCAGTTGGCTCCTTTCTTGAAGGTCTTTCAGCTCCCCATGGGCTCTCTTTTGCCTATGGCTATCAGACTCTCTACGTTCGTGGAGAGTACACCGTGTTTGATTACGCGCGTGTTCCCGGTCAAGGGACTATGGTGGGCAATCCACCTTCGTGGAATTGCGAAGCTTTTGGAATGTCCCGTACTCGAATTTACGGCTTTCCAAAACCAGGGGTACACATTCGGTTGCCCTTGGATTTTAGAAAAGTGCTGGATCTTCTAGCACTTATAGCGCAAAGGAGGTAGGCTAATGCCTGCTCTCAGCAACATCTCCATCAATGATGGAGAAACTACTCCCGTCACCCACGTGTTCAAACCGGCCGGACCTGATGGTCAGGGCGTCTTTGTCTTTCGTGAGTCCGACGGTGTCGCCGTTGGGGACAATGTCCTCACGGTTTCTTCGCGCGACACTGGGAATTACCGCAAGGTGATTCTCCGTCTCCGTATGCCGCAGACAGCCACTCAGGTCGTCAACGGTGTTTCGAGTGAGATCGTTTCCCGCACTAACTATGCGGAAGCGACTTTTCGGTTTGCACCGGACTCGACTACTCAAGAGCGCTTGAATTTGGTGACGCTGATGAAAGCGGCACTGCAATCGGGGCAAAACCCCGATCTTCAAGCTGTCCTCGTGGACAACGAAGGATACTACTGATGCGTCGCATGAAATCATTTGCCAGCTTACGCTGGCTGGTTTCCATGTTGCCGTTGCGATCGCCTATTGCCATCGTGCAATGGGTGATCAAAACGGTCGCTCAGAAGTTCCCGAATGCTCTTGTACTTGTTCTGCTGGCCATCCTCGGTGTCATGGTGACACTCGGGTTGGTTAACACCTCCGATGTTGAAAGTTTCATCATCGAGGGGATCTCACAGGGCAAGTAACCCCTTAAGGGGTAGCTTTTATCATCCATAAGGAGATAGATATGTCGAAGAAAGTGCAGTCCAGGCATAAAGCCTTGGACCCGAACTTTTTACCTAGTCACATTGGTGATTCCTTTCTCTCAGAGCTTGACGTTCTAGTTAAGTTGCTGAAGGATCGGGATGGATTCAAGGGAGAGTATCTCTTCCGCGAATACCGGGATAAATACGTGGATTCTACCACGCTTCCCGCCGATGTTCGGAGACAGGCTGCCATTGATAAATGGCTGTCAACCGAGGAACGGAACCGTACGACAAATCGTCGCCTTTACTTAGGCGGCGAGGATTTCGGTTGGTCGACCAGCGATTCTCTACTTGAGAAAGCGCAGTTGATCATCCGGAAGATACTTGGCCCATTTGACCCTTCCCTTGTGTTTGTGGGAGGGGTTCATACAAATGGTGCTAGTACTCGCGTACGGCGTAGCCCAATTGCTGCGATCCAAAAGCACGAAGGTAAAGCACACGGTACCCTGAAAGCCCTCTACCTATACTGCCTTGCCCATTCTGGGACAAAGTTGGCAGAACAGGATCTTGAGGAAACTGCAGGGTCAGTGATGTTTACTGTACCTAAGACCGCTGAGATTGATCGGGTGGCTTGTAAAGAGCCTGAGATCAATATGTTTCTTCAGCGTGAAGTCGGTTCGTTTATACGTAGGCGCCTCCTTAAGGTTGGTGTCAACTTGAACGACCAGACGGTAAACCAGCGATTGGCTCGTGATGCCCTCCATGAGGGTCTCGCGACGATTGATCTATCAGCTGCTAGCGATTCTATATCGCGACAGTTGGTGTTCAATCTCTTGCCATTTGACTGGTGGTCTGTCCTCGAGGATATTCGTGTAACTCAAACCTTGATTGGTGATGAGTGGCACAACCTCGAAATGTTCTCCTCTATGGGGAACGGCTTTACGTTCGAGCTGGAAAGCCTGATATTCTACGCGCTTACGCGTGCAGTATGTTGGGAATCTGGTGTGAAGGGACGTGTCTCTGTTTATGGTGATGACATCATCGCTCCACGGAAGATTGCCCCCAGGTTAGCACGCATCTTTGCGTACTTTGGCTTCAAAGTTAACACTAAGAAGTCACACTGGTCAGGCCTATTTCGTGAGAGTTGTGGTAAACATTACTATAACGGTTGGGAGGTCACTCCTTTCTATGTAAGGGAGCCGATCCGTCGTAAGACGGACATTATCCGGTTGTTGAATCGGCTACTTGTTTGGGATTCAATGCCTCTTAAGTGCATATGCACTCCGGAGGTATACGAGTTCCACAAGAAGTGGTCGGCGCATATACCCGATAAGCTACATGGTGGTATCGATCCTGAAAGTATCCAGGCTCTCGTCACCGGTGATCGACCTCGTTGGTCGATTCTTCCACGAAAGAAAGATATGACATCTTTCTCGGAAGACGCTGCTCTAACCTACTGGTTAACAGCTGCACAAGTAGCACTCCGGACCACTGATCCGTTAGTGGTTGATCCTTCACGCGAGACTGGCCGATTTCGATTGGCCAGGGTTTCGCGTGATATAGGACGCACATCGTGGGATCCATATTTGATATTTGGACCCAATTCGTGCGGTGATTCCGGATAAGAATCCGGATCACTCCAGCCACGGCTGGTGGGAACAAGAGCATAGCTGATGCGATAGAACTGCAGTCGGTCCTAGCGGACTGGCGACTCCTCG